GCTGAAACCGGAGATCAGCGGCACGGCGCAAAAGAACCTTGAACGGACATTACAGTTCAAGCCTAATCCGTTCATGGATACATCGAAGTTCATTTACAGGATCGCGACGATCCTTTCGGTGAATAATACTTGCTTCATTGTTCCGATCGAAGATGAATTCGGCGGGCTGATCGGGTATTATCCCCTGCTTCCTCAACGGTGCGAAGTTGTCGAGTACAACGGCGCGCCGTTTTTGCGTTATACGTTCGGGAGCGGGCAGAAAGCCGCGATCGAATTTGAACGCGTCGGCGTAATGACGCAGTTTCAGTATACCGACGATTTCTTCGGAGAGAGTAACGCCGCGCTTCGCCCTACAATGCAGTTGATCCATACACAAAATCAAGGCATTATCAACGGCGTTAAAAATTCGGCTTCTATTCGCTTCTTGGCGAAGGTTGCAAATATGTTGAAGCCGGAGGACATCACGAAGGAGCGCAAGCGCTTCACGGCGGATAACCTTTCGGCGGAAAATCAATCGGGAATGGTGATCTACGACGCGAAGTTTGCTGACGTGAAGCCGATCGAAAGCAAGCCGTTCACGGTCAACGCCGCGCAGATGGCGCAGATCAACGAAAACGTGTTTAACTACTTCGGCACGAACGCGGGCATTCTGCAAAACAAATACACGGAGGACGAATGGAACGCGTATTACGAAGGCAAGATCGAGCCTTTCGCGATCCAGCTTTCGCTTGTTATGTCGAATATGACGTACACGGCGCGGGAATTGTCCTTCGGGAACGCGATCACGTTTACCGCGAACCGCTTACAATACGCAAGCAATCAAACGAAGCTGAATATCAGCACACAGTTATTTGACCGCGGCTTGCTGAACCGCAACGGCGTTATGGACGTTTGGAACATGGCGCACGTTGAGGGCGGCGAGAAATATTATATCCGCAAGGAATACGCGGAAGTTTCAGAATTGGGAAAGGAGGTTACACCAAATGCCAAAAAAGACGGATCGGGAGTACCGAACAATGATCCAGCCGCTATTGATCCCGACGGCGGCGGAGAAGCGAATTGATACGGATTTCTACGTGGAGGGCTACGCAACAACGTTCGACAAGCCGTATTTGCTGTATGAGTGGGACGGGAACAAATATTACGAACGGATCGACCGAAACGCCCTTGCGGGCGCGGATATGTCCGACGTAATCATGCAGTATAACCACGAAGGAAAGGTGCTTGCCCGCCTTTCCAACGGGACGCTGGGCGTTGAAGCTAACGATAACGGGCTTTTCACGTTCGCGGACTTGTCGAAATCGCGCGCGGCGCAAGATATGTTCGAGGAAATCAAGAACGGACTTGTTACGAAAATGTCGTGGGCTTTCCGTGTATCGGAAGATAGCTACGACCGCGACACACGCACACGCACGATCTTGAAAATTGCGAAGGTTTACGACGTTTCGGCGGTATCCATTCCGGCGAACGCCGATACCGATATTTCGGCACGATCCTATTTCGACGGAGTGATCGAAAGGGAACAGCAGGAGCGGCTGGAACGCCGGAAGAAACTTTTGAAAATCAAACTAATGACGGAGGTTTAACACAATGAGAATTAAAGAAATCGAAGCCCGCCTTGCGGCTATCAAGCAGGAGATCGAACAGCGCGGCGACGCTATGACCGCCGAAGAGATTGACGCGCTGGAGCAGGAAACCACACAGCTTACCGAAGAGCGCGCCGGACTGATTGCCGCCGCCGAGAAGCGCAACGGCATTCTTGACAATATCGCGAAGGGCGCGGGCATTGTTTCCCGTTCCTTCCAGCAGAACAACGGCGACGACAACGCCGCGCCCGACGATCCCTTCGGTACGCCCGAATATCGTTCCGCGTGGCTGAAAAACATTCGCCGCCTTCCGCTGAACGACGCAGAGAAGCGCGCATTCAGCAACGCAAGCGGCGCGGGCGCGGAGGTTATCCCGACGCAGACCGCGAACGAGATCATCAGCAAGGTAAAGACGCTTGCACCTATGCTGAATGAAGTTACCCTTCTGCACGTCAAGGGCGCTGTAAAGTTCGCGATCGAAGGCACGAACAACGCCGCCGCGATCCACACCGAGAACGAAAGCATTACCGCCGCCGCTGACACGCTGACCACCGTTTCCCTTTCCGGATACGAGATCGTCAAGCTGGTTCAGATTTCCGATACTGTAATGACCATGAGCATTACCGCGTTTGAAAGCTGGATCGTCAATATGCTGGCGGAAGCTATCGCCCGCAAAGTCGAAGATTTGCTTATCAACGGCACGGGTTCTTCCCAGCCGAAGGGCATTGAAAACGCGAACACTTGGGGCGCGACCAACAGCGTTACCGTTGCAAAGACGGGCGCGCTTACCGCCGCGAACGTCCAAACGCTGATCGGGCTTCTGCCTTCCGGCTATGACCGCAACGGCAAGTTCGTTATGAACAAGAAAACCTTGTTCACCGACTTTATGCCGTTGCAGGACAACAGCAAGAACCACATTGTAACCGTTCAGAACAACGCGTACTTCGTGTACGGCTATCCCGTTCTTCTGTCCGATTACGTCGCGGATCACGAAGCCTTCTTGGGCGACTTCAAGAAGGTTTGCGCGAACATTGCTGAAAATATCGGCGTGAAGAGCGCCTACGACATCGACACGAACAGCTACAAATATAGCGGTATCGCGATCTTCGATTGCGCGCCCGCTATCGGCGAAGCCATCGTGAAGCTGGTCAAGGCGACCGCCTAAAGCGGGAGGGCTGACAAATGCTTGACAAGGTAAAGCTGGCGTTGCGGTTGAGCGGGACGGCGCTTGACGGTGAAGTTTCCGACCTCATAAACGCGGCGATTGCCGATCTTCGCCTTGTCGGTATCAACATTCCGGCGGAAGCGGGATCGTCCAGTAAAACGCTGGGCGATCCCCTTCTTGATCGGGCGGTTGTGCTTTATGCAAAGGCGGAATTCGGCTTCAATGACGACGCGGAGCGCTACCGCAACGCATACGACTATTTGAAATGCGCGCTATCGCTGGCGGCTGATTATATCGAAAGAGAGGTGGCGGCGAAATGAGATGGGGCGAACAAATAACCTTGATCGCGCTATCCGATCCTTCGCCGTCCACGAACGAACACGGCTTCCCCGTCGCCCGCATTGAAACCGCGACAACGGTTTTTGCTGACAAGAAATCCGTGGGCTTTTCGGAGTTCTACAAAGCGCAACAGGCGGGATATACAACGGAATTGAAGTTTGACGTTCATTCTTTCGAGTATGAGGAACAGCAGATCGTGGAATATCCCGTTTCAAGCGGGAAACGGTATCGCGTCCTTCGGACGTACACGCACGGGAACGGAGAATTTACGGAATTAACGCTGGTTAATCTTCCGGAAGCGGAAGGGAGCGGCGCAGATGGCTAAATTCACCGTAACAGGGCTTGACGACGTACAAGAAGCAATGCTTCGGAGGGACAAAGCGACAATGGAAGCCGTGCCGGAAATGCTGAAAGCTGGCGGCGAGGTTATCAAGAACGCGTTTCAAGCGGAAACAAAGAAGTTAAACAGTACAGGCAGAGGAACGGGCGATTTAACCGCGTCGATCAAGGTATCAGCAGTAAAAGAGCGCAACGGCGGAAAATACGTCGATATTGCGCCGACGGGAAAAGATCGGCACGGGGTACGCAACGCCGAAAAAGGCTTCGTGCTGAATTACGGGCGTTCAAATATGCCCGCGCGACCGTGGTTCACGGCGGCGAACGAAAAAGCGGCGGACGAAGCGACGGCAGAAATGCGCCGCGTTTGGGAGGAAAAGCAAAATGAACGTTGACAGCACTTTGAAAGCGTTGCTTGACAAGCTGGGCGTTCCCGTCGCCCGTTTGAAATATAACGGGCGGGCGGCTTGCTTTATCACCTATCAGCTTGTCGTGGGACGCGACACGCTCTTTTCCGACGATGAAGAGGGCGCACAGGAATACACGTATCAAATTAACATCTATTCAAAAACGGATTACTTCGCACTTCTCCAGCGCTTAAAAACAGCGCTGAAAGCGGCGGGGTTCTACGGAATAACCATCAACGCGGAAGTGTATGAGCAAGACACGGGCTATTATCACGTCCCCGTTGAAATCAAGTACATGGAGGTATGACAAATGGCAACAATCGGATTGCGCGATCTTTACCGCGCGCCCATTACGATCGGAACGTCCGGCGCGGAGGAATACGGAACGCCCGTGCGAATGGCGAAGGCAATTTCGGCGGAGCTTTCCGTGGAAGTAGCCGAAGCGATCCTTTACGCCGATGACGGCGCGGACGAAGTTGTAAAAGAATTCGTTTCCGGCGAAATCACGCTGAACGTAAACGATCTTCTTCCGGCTGACCTTGCCGCCCTGCTTGGGCAGAAGCAGGACGCGGACAAGGTTGTTTACGGTGCAGACACAGACGAAGCGCCGTATTTCGCAATCGGCTTCCGTGCGAAGAAAGCGGGCGGAACGTACAAGTACATTTGGCTTTACAAAGTCAAGTTTGCCGTTCCGGACGAAAACTATACCACGAAGGGCGACAGTATCGAATTTACCACGCCGGAGATCGTCGGGCAGTTCATCAAGCGTTCCGACGGCTTGTGGAAGGCTGAACACGTCGCAGAGCCTACGAACAGCGTGGCGACGGCTTGGTTTACTACCGTTCGCGAACCGAATAACGCGGGCGGCTGATCGAAATTGAAAGGAGGAACGGCGGGGAGCTTGAAAAGGCTTCCCGCCTTATTCTGTTATGAGTGCAATTAAAGACGGACGCTTCCCGATCGTACTGGACAAGGAAAGACACCTTCTTTTCAGTTTGAACGCGATCGACGAAATGCAGGATAAATTCGGCGGCTTTGATCGCCTTGATACCGTGCTTTCCGGAAAGGACAGCATTAAAAATCTTCGCTGGCTTTTGACCGTGCTTTTGAACGAGGGTGCAGAGGACGACGAAGAACCGCTTACCGAAAAACAGGTGGGCAAGCTCATTCATACGGGCAATTTTGCCGAAGTGAAAACGGCTATCTTCAAGGCGTTTTCTATGGGCAACAACGGAACACCCGAACCGCCCGAACAGGACGGCGAGGACGACGAAGAGGACATCGAAAAAAACATGACGGCGGGCAAGGAATAATCGACCTTGCCCGCCTTCTTTATATCGGCGTAACGCTTCTTCGGTGGAGCGAAGCCGAAGTATGGCGCATGACACCGTATAAAATTTTGACGCTTTTCAAAATTCATCGTGAATTCAATCCGGATCGCTTCAAGCCAGTTCCGAAAGAAGTTGATATTGACGACGTGTTAGGGGGGATATAAATGGCGAAAGAAGAGCAGATCAAAACATCAATCGACCTTACAGGCGAAAAAGAGTATCGCGCCGCTTGCAATAGCATAAATTCTTCCCTTCGCGAAATCAATTCCGAAATGAAGCTGGCGACGGCGGAGTTTGCGGACAACGCTTCCGGCGCGGAAGCGTTGACGAAAAAACAGGAGATTTTGCAAAAACAGCTTGCGGAACAGGCAAAGAAAGCGGAAGCGGCGGAAGAAGCATTGAAGAAAATGCGGGAAGCGGGCATTGATCCGACCGATCCCGCCTATCAGAAAATGCAAACGAACCTTAACAACACAAAGGCGGAGATGGCGAAAACCGAAAAGCAGATCAAAAGCACTTCGGAAGAATTGAAAAGTTCCAAAGTGAATTGGGAAGCCGTCGGGGAAACCGTCGGGAAAGTCGGAAAAGCATTCGGCGCGGCGCTTGCCGCGTTAGGTGCGGCGGCTGTGGGCGCGGCTTCCGCTCTTGCAGGGCTGACGGTATCCGCTTCTAACTATGCCGACGACCTTATAACGCAAGCGACATTCACGCGGCAGACGACGGACGATCTTCAAAAGTACGCCTACGCCGCCCGCTTTATCGACGTAGAAGTAAACACGCTTACAAAGTCGATGGCAAAAAACATAAAGTCAATGGACAGCGCCCGCAAGGGTTCGGCGGCGTATGCTGACGCATACAAGAAGCTGGGCGTTTCCGTGACGGACGCGAACGGAGAGCTTCGCAACAGCAACGACGTTTATTGGGATTGTATCGACGCGCTGGGTTCTATTCAGAACGAAACGGAGCGGGACGCGCTTGCAATGCAGTTGTTCGGCAAATCCGCGCAGGAATTGAACAGCGTTATTGAAGCGGGTTCGGAAGCGTTCAAGGAATTAGGCGACGAAGCGGAACAAATGGGCTTCATTCTATCGGAGGACGCAGTAAACAGGCTGGGGGCTTTCAACGACAAATTACAAGTGCTTCAAGCCGGAGCGGAAGGGCTGAAAAACGCAGCTTCTTTGATCGCTCTTCCCTTCCTTGACACGCTGGCGGGCGAAGGTATCCCGATTATGACGAAGTTTTCTAAAGCCGTCATGGACGCGGAAGG